CGCCGAATGGCGCGGCGCGCCGAAGGGCGATATCGAGCCGGTTCAGGCGGTGGAGGCCGATACGAAGGCAATTGAAGCAAATCTCAAGACCAGGGCGGAAGCGATTGCCGAGCGCGGCGGAGATATCCGGACTACGTTTGATCAGCTTGCGGAAGAGCAGGAGATGATGAAGGAGCGCGGACTTACTGAGCAGGCGGTCGGGGATAACGGAGAAGGAACGGGGGGAGAAAAGCAGAAGTCAGGAGCCAGTAGTCAGGAGATATAATGAAAACGAATGCTTTTCATCCTTCACTTGAACCCTTGAAACCTCGAACCCTCGAACCCTTTTTTACATGGAGTTTATCATGGAAATAACTGATTTTGCAAAAGGCACAATGTGGGCGATGCCGGCGGAACGGTTTGATGTTTTGCTGAGACAGTTCCACGAAATGAAGGCCGCGGATATCGAGTCGTTTGTCGTCAGGATCGAAGAAGAGGATCCGAAGCCGGATTATGAAATTATAGACGGCGTTGCCGTGATCCCGATAGTGGGACCGATTACAAAGCGGGCATCTTTCTTTTCGATGTTTTTCGGCGGCGCGTCGGTGGACCGCATTACCGAAATCATGCAGGCGGCAATTACGGACCCGGAAGTCAAGTCGATCATGCTTAACATCGATTCCCCTGGNGGCACCGTGAACGGGATCGATGCGCTTTCGGAGGCCATTTTTGAAGCGCGGGAACAAAAGCCGATTGTGGCTTATGCAAACGGCATGATGACTTCGGCCTCATACTGGCTGGGAAGCTCCGCCAATGCGGTGGCCGCTGACAAAACAGCNGATGTCGGATCAATCGGTGTCCTGATGATCCATACGGATTTTTCAGAATACGATAAGAAAGTCGGAATTAAGACCACTTATCTCACAGTCGGCAAATACAAGGCGCTTGGAAACGATGCGGAGCCTTTGTCGGATCTTGCCCGCGAAACATTTCAGAAGGAGCTTGATTATATTTACGGCATTTTTATCGATGCCGTTGCGCGAAACAGGGGAGTTTCCGCCGAAGAGGTGCGCGAAAAAATGGCGGATGGAAGAATATTTATTGGACAGCAGGCGGTTGACGCCGGGCTTGCGGATTACGTCGGCACGATAGACGAAGCGCATGCCTACGCAAAAGAGCTTGCAAATAACTTTAAATCAGGGGGGATGCCTCCTGGAAAGGGGAAAACTGCAATGTTTGAGAAAAAAATTGTGGCTCCCTCTAATACCACAGAGCTGTCGGCTATGTTTCCGGAAATGGCTGCTGAGCTTGTGGCGCAGGGGGCAAAGAGTTTTGATGTGGCAGGGGCGGTAAAGGCCGCAGTGGATGCGGAGATCGAAAGAATTATGGCTCTCGCATCTGCGCAGTTCGGAGAGGATGCCGGAAAGGGTTTTGCGGCGGCGGTTGCCTCCGGCATGACCGGTGAGCAGCTCAAAGCGTATAAGGCGCTTAATCCGGATAAGCCGGCACAGAGCGCGGAAGATCTGAAGAAAGCGGAAATGCTCGCGGCAATCTTAAAAGCCGGACCGGTCAATCCCGGCACGGGGGAGACAGCTTCCGGAGTCGAGCTCTCCGTCGAAGATCAGGCCAAAAAGGATTTTGCGACAAAGAAAGAGATTCGGGAGTCTTTCTCTTCGGAGGCAACTTATATTGCTTTCAAAGAGGCTGAGGCCGCGGGGCGTATCCGGATATTGAGGAAAAAAGAGGAATAGAAAAGGGTTCGNGTTAAGAGTTAAAAGATAAAAGCAATAAAAATATTTAAATATAGGGAGGAAAAGCGATGACGACTTTAGCAGCAGATACCCCGAGAGTTAAGGTTCTCGGCACAATAAACGAATATCCGATGATTGCCTCGGACATTATTTATGAGGGCGCGGCGGTCGGCCTTGTCCTTGCGTCCGGGCATGCCAGGCCACTTACGAATGTTGATAAGTTCGTTGGGTTTGCCGAAGAGAAACGCGACAATTCGTTGGGCGCGGCGGCAGCCCTGAATGTGAGGGTGGTTGCCCAGGGCAGAATCGTGCTGACAATTTCCGGTGCAACTATCACGGATGTGGGACAGCCGATATACGCAACAGACGACAATGCCTTTCAGTTCACGCCGGCCGGAGGCAAATATATCGGCAAAATGAGCCGGTATATATCAGCAACATCTATCGAGGTTGAATTTGACGCAATCAACGGTGTCGATCTCTGGGAAGGCTGGGTTTGTGAAGCGCTTGGCGCGGCTACAAAAACCCTCGACCTCGAAGATACGGGCAAGGCGATCTTCGCAACGGTCGATGCCGTAATTACTCTGGCGGCAACAGCAGTCGGCGGCATTTACAGGCTGGTCTGCATGGGGCCTTACGGTACGGTTCAGGTAAGCGCTGATCCTGTGGCAGCCGATCTTATTATCGCTCCTGATTCATCCGGCACGGATAACAAGGATTATGTGAACACAAAGGCAACGGCACAGCGCGGTGATTTTATCGAGCTGCTGCATGGTTCCGTTAACGGGCCTGTAGTTACAAACCGCAGAGGAACCTGGTTGAAAGAAACTTAATCCTTAAATAAGGGTTCAAGGATTCCAGGGGTCAAGTGAAGGTAAATAACAGTCTTGAATATATATTTTAATANAAGGAGGAATGGAAAATGGGTTTATATTATCTGACTCAAAGCGGCATTATCGGCGAGTTTTTTGCGGCACTGAAAGAGGGCCTCGGGGCCTTCTGGGTGCCCCTGATTTCAAACTATTTCATATCCGATCAGGATATAGAAAAATATCCCTGGCTTGGGATGTCTCCGGCCATGCGCGAATGGGTAGGCGGGAGGCACGCAAAGGGCCTGAGCGAAAACAAGATCGAAATACAGAACAAGCACTTTGAAGCTACGATAGATATCCTGGCCAAACAGCTTCGCCGGGATAAATCAACTCAAGCGGTTGTCAGAATTCGTGAGCTGGCACAGAGAGCAAACACGCACTGGGCTTCTTTGCTTACAACCCTGTTGATCAACGGCGCATCTACTGTCTGTTATGACGGCCAGTATTTCTTTGATACCGACCATTCCGAAGGCAGCAGCGGCACGCAGAGCAACAGTATTTCTGTTGATATATCTGCTCTGCCCACTACCGTTCATGGGACTACAACTGTTCCGTCAGTGGAAGAGGCGCAGCTTGCAATAGCTTCCGGCATTGCACAGATAGTCGGTTTTAAAGATAACGAGGGCGAGCCGCGCAATGAAGCCGCGGAATCCTTCCTTGTAATGTGCCCGGTGAGCCTTATGAACGTCATGCTGAACGCTGTCGCCACACCGGCCCAGGTTGCGGCAAGTCAGACCGTTTTGGACGGGATGAAAAGCAACAGGTTCAAAATTGAGGTTGCTCCCAACGCCAGGCTCTCGGACTGGACTGAAAGTTTTGCGGTTTTCAGAACAGACAGTCAGGTAAAAGCGCTTATCCGTCAGGAAGAAACAGCAGTTGATCTGAAGGTTAAGGGCGAGGGCTCGGAGTATGAATTCGACAATGACGCCCATCAATACGGTATCGATACCTGGCGCAATGTCGGATACGGCATGTGGCAGGATGTCAGTCTTGTTACAATGATATGATAAATCGGGTGCGACCACGTGCCGCGCCCGATATACCGAACATCAAGGAGCCGTTCAAAATGAAATATAAAGTTACTGGAACTAAGACGACCGTACCGCCCGGGTGTATTCTCGATCTGGACAGCAAACAGGCCGGATCGCGGAAACACCTTCTTAAGCCGCTCAAGAAAAAAGGGCTGTACGAGGTTATTTCCCAGGTTGAATTCAAGGCCGGAGAAGTGATTGGTTTTGAAAAAGAGGTAAAGGACAAGCTGCTGCTGACAACCTTCCGGGTGTTAGAAGAGCCAAAAGCAGAAGAGTAAAATGACCCTTGCATCTCAAATGATATCCGACCTGACCACGGTATTTTTCAACACGGATGAATTTGCCGTGGCCGGAACGTACACTCCGCCGTCCGGAGCGGCTGTGAGTATAGAGGTATTGCCGGACTACGGGGTCGGATCGCCGATGGAGGGCATGGACACACTTCACACGTCGGCGATATTCGACATTATGAAAAGCGATGTTGCGCTTGTAGTGGTCGGCGGTGTGATAGTGATCGGATCGGATACCTGGGATGTGGTTTATGCCGAGCTGGTTGACGACGGGCTGATCTGGCGGTGCAATGTCAGCAGGAGGACCCGATAGATGGGGCAGAATCTCTTGCTGGCGCAGATAGTCGCAATCCTGGAGAATGTATCGGGAATCGGCGTTGTGTACGATTATGAGAGAAAGAGCCGGTCGTTTGCCGAGTGGACAATTCTGATGTCGCACGGCGGGATCATAAACGCCTGGACCGTTACCCGGTTTAAAACGGAAACGGACCGTGAAACGATAGCCACGGTGATGAACCGGCATCAGTTTAAGATCAAGGGCTATTATAAAGTGAACGACGTTGAGGCCACCGAGGGCGAGTTCCAGGCTCTTGTTGATGCGGTGCAGCTTGCGTTTAAAAATAATGCACTGCTCAACGGCGCGGCTTATAACAGCGAGCCGGTAACTGTTGATATTGTTACAACGAAAGAGCTGGCGCCTGATTATGCGGTTCATTATGCCGAGCTTACTATGCAGGCGGAAGAAAGGGAGTGGATATAATGGAAGATAAATTCAATACAGGCGAAGCCCGTTATCTGGACAAAGACGGGAAGGAATTGACCGAGCAGGAATATTTAAAATTGCTTAAAAAACAGGGTTCAAGGGTTCGAGGGTTCGAGGGTTCGAGCGAAAACCAGGAACCAGAAACCAGAGTCCAGAAACCCTAATCGACTGAAAGGAGTGTGAACCATGATAGTTAAACGGGCGCAAATCGCGGCAAAACTTGAAGGTACTGAGGGCACCGCTGAAACGCTGGCCGGAGCGGATGCTTTTCTCGGCCACAACATCACATGGACGCCTGGCATTGAGATGCACAAACGAGAGAATGTAACATCTTCCCTGTCGAAGTTTTCGCAGGTTGCGGGTGCGCGGCAGGCGTCTCTTGAATTCGACGTGGAGCTTAAAGGATCCGGTACGGCAGGCACTGCGCCGGCGCTAGGGAAGCTGCTCAAAGCGTGCGGTTTCGGCGAGACGACAGTGGCGGTTACATCCGTCACATATCTTCCGGCATCGACAGCAATAAGCTCAATGACTCTCGCTCTGTACAATGACGGCGTAAAATATCAGCTCTGCGGCGCGAGAGGAAACGTTTCTCTCAAGCTGGAGAAAGGTAAGCCGGGCATGCTTCATTTTTCATTCACCGGGGCGGATTTCTCTGTTACGGATGTTGCGCTGCTTTCATCCGGAGTGTCATACGAGACTACCAAGCCTCAGCCGTTTCTTTCCGCTACATTTACAGTCGATTCATACGCCGCGCTGGTTGGGAGCCTTGAATTCAGTATGGGGAACGCGCTTACGTTACGTCCTGATATCAACGCCTCGAGTGGTCATAAAAGCGTGGTGATCACGGACAGGGAACCGGTGTTGACTCTTGATCCTGAGATGGTCACGGTTGCCACGTATGACTTTTTCGGAAAGTGGCGGAGCGCGAACGAAGCGGCATTAACGGCGCTTGTGTCCGGATCCGCCGGGAACATCTGCACGATCACGGCGCCGAAGGTGCAATATACGGATGTCAAACTGAGCGATAACTCCGGGATCCGGTCTCTCGGTATAAACGCCTGCCTGAACAGATCGTCCGGAGATGATGAGCTGAGCCTGGCATTTACATAAAAAATCAGGCTGAAGGCTGAAGACTGAAGACTGTTAACTAAACTCCTTCCGCCTAAACCCCTTCAGCCTATTAGTGAGGAATTTATTTATGAAACTGGATTTCACAGGGTTGTCTTACGACCCGAAATGGTATGACTTCGACACGGGCGAATTGGTTGATAATCCGGGCAGCCAGCCTTCCCTGAAAATACGGCCGTATCCGAGAGAGTTGCGCAAGATAGTCTTACGTGACGGCGGCGTTCTGGTGGAGGGAAACGAATCCCGCAATGTGTTCGTGTATTGCCTGGTTGACATGGCTAATTTTGAGGACTCAAACGGTCNGCAGCTTCAATGCACCGAAGCGATAAAAGCAGAGATATANAAATATGATCTGGCCGGCATTCCGTTGTTTGTTATGGGCAAAAGCAACCAGTTTCAAAACACCAAGGAATCGTCGGAAAAAAACTGATTGCCTGGGCGCGTCAACAGGCATCCGAAGATGGCGCGTCGTATGAAGAAGCCGTAGAGATCGAAGAAGAGAACTTCCCATTCTGTAAGATGCTTTTGCCGCGTGCCTTGCCCGGTGTTGTCAAGAGAGGCTATATCGACTACGCGGCCATCGATTCATTGTTTAACTGGTACAACGTGTCATCCGGAGCGCGCCCGGTTCTGCTGGATAAGTTTTTAACGGTTTTTAATGTGCTGATGTCGGGCAAAAATAAACCGTCCGCGCAACGCAAGCAATGCAGTCATCCATCCGTTTGCGCCATGTGCGGCAAGCGATGCCCGGACAGAGTAACGGTGCAATAATGGCAAATAATGTAAAGCTCGAAATAACGGTTGATGACAAGGGAGCTGTCCAGGCTCTTAAAAACGTTACCGGCCAGCTTGAAAAAACGGGGAAAGCCGCGAAAGAGCAGTCATCTCTTGTGGCCGATCTGAAAAAAAACTGGGTGGCATTGGCGGCGGGCGCAACGGCTGTTTATGCCGCCGTAGTACCTCAGATACAGGCATACATGGCGTCCGAGCGGGCGACCATGAACCTCGGCATTGCCATGAAAAACCAGGGTACGTACACGCGTCAGTCGCTCAGCGATATGGAAGATTTTGCCTCGCAGATTCAGAAGACCACCACGGTCGAAGATGATCTCGCCAAATCGGTCATGGCCACGTTTACAGCGTTCGGTATGACCGCCGAGCAAATAAAGAACTCCACGAAAATCGCCGCTGATGTCGCGGCATTTACCGGGGATTCGATTGAATCGGTGGCTGATAAACTTGGGAAAGCGTATATCGGGAAAACAAGAGCGCTCCAGGAATACGGTATAGTGCTTGATGAAAGCGTGCCGAAATCAAAGATATTCACCGAGGCAATGGAACAGCTCAATCAGAAATTCGGCGGTTCGGCGGCGGCGGAGCTTGAAACATACGCGGGGCAGTGGAAACAGCTTAAGAATGTATTCGGCGATGTCCAGGAGTTTCTTGGTTTAGTATTCTTAAAAACTATCCAGGGCGTCCTCTTCGCGTTCAGCGAGCTTGGGAAGCTGGTCAATTCGGTTTTTGCCGGAATATTAGATGGCCTGGCCTGGCTTACGGGCGGTCTTGAAAAGCTCTCGAGGGTGGCCGGATTTGAGAGGCTGGCAGAGGGTCTTGGCGGAGTGAAAAACGCGATTGCCGGAATGGCCGCGACTTCTAAAGAGGCCGTAAAGGTCTCTGATGAATTTTCAAACAAGATGGCCGTCTCGATGCGCGCAACCGACGGCGTTACTACCGCTCTTGATAAAATGGGCAATGCCGGGAAAAANACAAAGCCCGTTATTGAAGATCTTGGAAAAGCCACGGTGAAGTCCGCGAAGGAATCTCAAAAAGCCATTGAAAACGAGGGNCTTGCCTGGGAAAAGATAATCGGGAAAATGCAGATTGCTGAAGCGGAAGCAATAGCAGAAATCGCGGCGGAAGATAAAAAAGCGCGGGAAGATAAACTTGCCTCCGATGTGGCGGCTTTCGAGCTGGGTATGAAATATGAGGATGAAGCCACGGCTTATGCCAAAGAAGCCGCGAAAGAAAAAGCCGATGCCTATCGCACCCTTTATAAGGATATCGGTGAAACCACCAGGGAGTCGTTTGATTTTAAAGTAAGCCTCTTAAATGAAGAATACAGGAAATATACAGACCTGCTCGGCGACAACGAGTTATTGAGCAGGGCGTATGCTGAGCGATATAAGGAGCTTGAGCGCGATAAACTTCTTGCTTCGGGCACTTTGTTTGATGGCATCAAAGTCGGCTACCGGGATATGCTCGATAACCAGAAGACCTGGGCGCAGGCCGGCCTTGCAATCTTCGAGGGGTTCACAACCGCCAGCCAGTCGATGTTCTCCTCGCTGTTTAGCGATATACTTACGGGCGATCTTCAATCGTTTGATGCATACTTTAAATCGTTTTGCGATTCGCTTGTACAGACCTTCGCATCAACAGTAGCTCAAATGGCGGCTGAGAAACTTGCTTCAACAGTCAGCGACGTGCTCGGCAGCGCAGCGTTAGGCCTTATTGATTTGTTTACCAAGTCGCATGAGGGTGAATACGATGTCACGAGCAGGGGCTTAAATGCCCGGCAGGAGGCGGCCAGCCTTAAGGCTAACGAACATCTCCGCGTGCTTTTCGAGGGCGAGATGGTTCTCCCGGCAGATGTGGCGGATGATGTGCGCGCAGGGAAGATGGACTCTCTCAGGCTTTGGCTCGGCAGACGTGTGTCTCCTTTTGGAGATAGCTCGAGCGATGTCTTCTCCGGAGATCTCAGATCTTCAAAACTTTCCGCTTTAGGCCGTGTTGTCGGGATGAGCAGATGGGATTCGATTAGTGATGTTGATTTGTTATTGAATCGCATTGCTTTCCAGGATCTTAGCGCTGGTTTGCCAAGAGGTTATGGTGGTGGCGATTACGGAAGTATGGGCGAGACACCGATTCCCACTTATGGCATCGGCGTATCGCCGGAGGTGATGGATAATTTTAAAGATCGTTTGGAAGGTGTCGGCATAAAAGGATTTGCGACTAACGTCACAAATTTAGTAACCGGCGGGCCTCTTGGCATTGGCGGATCGATTCTCGGAGTAATCGCCGCCGGATGGAAAGTACTCGGTGACGCCCTGATGTCAAATTGGGGTTTTGACATTACGAATCCATACTCAGATTGGGCGAGCAACCTGTTGGGAGCGGTCGGCGGCTCTCTTGGCGGTATTCCGCTCGCAGTGCTTGGCTGTCTTGCCGGTAATATGGCGGGGACGGCGGCATGGGCGCTTGATAAGGCGTTCGGCTGGACACTGGGCGGCAGAATTGAAGGCCAATGGGAAAGAGCCTTTAACGCCAATGGCTATCAAAACGGCGTGCCCGATGAAGAGATGTTCTGCGAAGGCGGCACCGGATTATTCGGGGACGGCGGCATCGCTCGCGGCCCTTTAACCGGCTATGCAGCAACTCTGCACGGAGATGAGGCTGTGATTCCTCTTCCGAACGGCAGATCCATCCCGGTTGAGATGGGCGGCGGGGATCTGATATCCGAGATCCGCCGGCTCCGGGAAGAAATCAAGGCCGCAGCTTACGCGATAGCGAAAAACACCGGCTTATCCGCCAAAATTTTCTATCGCTGGGACAACGACGGCATACCCGCGGAGCGTACAGTATGAAAATAATACGGCCTGTCACAATCACAACAGCAATGCTTCCGGACGGCGCCGGAGGTTCAAATGTGCCTGAGACTGTCGATGCTTATGCTGCCGGAACAACATATTATGCAGAGGATCAGGTTCGGCTCGACTCAACCCATAAAATCTATAAATCCCTCCCGGATACCACCCGCGAGATCATGACCCTCGATGTTGCTCCTTCGGTTGCCTGGGTCGCCGGCGAGACAATCACCGGCCAGACCAGCAATAAAACCTGTGTAATTGATGCTTATATTACGTCCACCACCTACTATGTAAAAGACCGCTCCGGAACGTTTACCCTCGACGAGATCGTAGGTGTGACAAATGTTGCGGCGAAACTGGCGGATCAGGGCGCGGCAAAGCCGACCTTTGCGAGCGCTCCGAATGTCGGNCATGATCCGGCGACAGATGTTGCCCTTGGCACTCCGCTATGGTGGAAAGAAGTTTCTGCCACAAACCGCTGGAAAGCCTTTGATAATAAGGTCGGGTCGCAGACTGAACAGGCCNCATCGATCACATNCCAGATCACGCCCGGAGAAGTGTTTGACAGTATAGCGTTTTTGAATCTGGANGCCATTACAGTTCAGGTCGTTCTCACCGACCCGGTCGAAGGCGTGGTTTACAACCACACCGAAGATCTTCAGACTACGATAATCACGGGCGCCGGATCTANAATAGACTGGTACACTTACTTTTTCAGCTCGATATACCGTAAAACGGATTTTGTCCTATTCGACATACCGCCGTATTTGANCGCCGTCGTTGATATTACAATCACCTATACCGGCGGCACGGCCAAAGTTGGGACAATTGTGCTTGGTTTGCAGTCCAATATTGGCTCTACCCGTTGGAGACCGACTATCGGGATACACGACTATTCTGTCAAGGAGGCCGATGAATATGGCGTTTATACAATATCTGAACGCTCGTTTTCCAAACGGATCTCCTGCGATATTGAAATCGATTACGCATCTATTCCCGACGTCGAGAATATCCTGTCGGCATACCGCAGCACATTGTTAGTGTGGGTGGGGATTGAAGATTTTTCGCCCATGATAGTTTATGGTTTTTATAAGGACCTTTCTGTTGTAATTCCGCATCTCGTTTTCGCGGAATGCAGCCTTGAGATTGAAGGATTAACATAAGGAGATTTTATTATGGCCATAACACCGTTGCCCACTCCGCCCAGCCGGTCCACTCCGAGCACATTTTCAACACTTGCAGATGCCTTTTTAGGGGCATTGCCGACATTTCAAAGCGAATGTAATGCCGTTGCCGAAGCGATGGATTTGAATGATACTTCGGACACAAGTACAAGCTCTAATACTATCGGCACAGGAGCAAAAACATTTACTGTAACAGCCGGTAAATCATTTCTACCCGGCATGAGTTTGAAAATAGCCAGAACGTCAGCCCCATCTAATTTTTTTCATGGGACTGTAACATCATATTCATCAACTACACTGGTTATGAATATCACATACACCGAAGGAAGCGGCGGGCCGTTTACTGATTGGACAATAAGTTTTTCCGCACCAATAGTAGTCCCGGATGAATCAGGGCTTCCCCTCGGCTACATCTCCGGCCTCGGAATCTCCCATGCCGCCGACACAGAACATGACATAACTGTTGCAGTCGGTGAAGCGAGAGATGCAACGGACGCTGTTGATATTGTACTTGCTTCAGCCATCACAAAACAGTTTGATGCAACTTGGGCTGTAGGAACCAATGCCGGTGGTTTTGCTTCTGGTGAATCGCTCCCTGCTTCCGGCACAATTCACATCTGGCTGATAAAGAGAAGCGATACAGGCGTTGTGGACGTAATGGCAAATAACCATGCAACAACCGGTCTGACTCCGACATTACCGACTAACTACGATTACAAGCGCAGGATTTTCTCTTTGAGAACGAACGCCTCAAATAATATTATAAACGGAGATCAATGGGGAACGGGTGTCAATAGAACGTTTATGTATGACACTCCGATATTGGATGTGGCAAATGGATCTCCTGGGACAAGTGCTGTAACGGCAGCTTTGAGTGT